AATAAATGCATATATCATTCTCTAAATGAAAGTGAATTTAAAAAAACTTGGGAAATGATTCACAATTATTTAAGTTTAGTCGATTGTGAAAATCAAAAACAAGAATTGAGCTATGAGGAATTGATAATATCCAAAGAAATAATTTTAAATTCATCCTATTGACACCGCATACATAATGATGTATGATATGAAAGTAAATTTAATCTATTATGTCTAAAGGATTTACCATAAAAGCAAAAACGCCAGTTTCAACAGAACCTGAGTGGGATTACGATAAAGCAAGAGAAATGGTAAAAGGCAAATCAATTGTCTTTTGTCTTCCTGGAAGAGGAGTATCTTATGCATACTTAAAGAATTTTGTTCAATTATGTTTTGATCTTGTACAGTCCGGTGCAAGTATTCAAATTTCTCAAGATTACTCTTCCATGGTTAACTTTGCACGATGCAAGTGTCTAGGTGCAAATGTTCTTAGAGGTCCGGACCAACTTCCTTGGGATGGAAAACTAAATTATGATTATCAACTTTGGATCGATTCTGATATTGTTTTCAATAGTGAAAAATTTTGGCAATTAATTCTTATCGATAAGGATATTGCCGGTGGTTGGTACTGTACTGAGGATGGTCATACTACTTCGGTTGCTCATTGGCTAGAAGAAGATGATTTCCGCAATAATGGCGGGGTAATGAATCATGAAACCTTAGAAACTATTACTAAGCGCCGCAAACCATTTACCGTAGATTACACTGGATTTGGTTGGCTTCTGATTAAAAATGGTGTCTTTGAACATTCGGAAATGAAATATCCATGGTTCGCTCCAAAAATGCAAGTTTTTGAATCTGGAGAAGTTCAAGATATGTGTGGAGAAGATGTGTCATTCTGTCTAGACGCAAAAGAAGCAGGATTTGAAATTTGGTGCGACCCTCGTATTAGAGTTGGTCACGAAAAAACAAGAGTTATTTGATATGTCGGACAAACGATCACTTACAAAATATAATATTCTTTGTAAAGGTCGAAAAATTTATAATAACTTGACGGAAGAAGAGTTTTTTAATACTATGGAGGACCTGGCACAAGAATTTTATAAGTCAGGTACTCCAGATCCATCTGATATTGAAACTGAAATTATAGGAAACTAATTATGGCACTATCTAAAGGTAAAGACGGTTCTTATGTTCCGGCAAAACCCAAATTAACTCGTCAAGGTGATGGGTTAAGTACGAAGTATTCTGCTTCGTCTCGTAATAAAGCTCGTAAAAAGTATAGAGGGCAAGGAAAGTAATGAGAGACCTTATTTTTTATTCAAATCGTTAAATAGTAATAGGAGATAGAAACCTCCTTTATAAAAGTTCTGTTTTAAAATTAAAACAGGAGTTTCAAATGCTATTCGAATCGGATGAAAATCAAAAAAGACTCATTCAAGAAGTAGTTTATGATATTGCACCAAAACATAATTTAAAAAAACAAGTTGAATTACACGAAAAAATTCGTAATGATGAAGATTATGATGATTGGTCTTATGGAACAGAACCAAATTATGGATCCCGTTGGTAATTGGCATAAATAAATAAGAAAATTAAGTGCTATATGGCAATTCAAAGAATATCCAGAGCATTTAAGGATATATCCCTAACATTCGAACCACATCCCGTTACTAAAGATCTCCCAGCTCTTATTAATGAGAGGGCTATTGTAAGATCTATTCGCAATTTGGTAGAGACAATACCAACTGAAAGATTTTTTAACTCTGATATTGGTTCGGATGTTCGTACTTCATTATTTGAGTTTGTTGATGTTGGAACTGCCTCTTTTATCGAGAAGCAAATACAAAATGTAATTTTCAGATATGACCCTAGAGTTACCGATGTTACTGTAACCGCAATCCCCGTAGATGATGAAAATTCATTTGAAGTCACAATTAATTACACTATTATTGGACAAAATATCCCAGCACAACCATTTACTTTCATCTTAGAGGCAACAAGATAAAATGCCTTTTACAAAATTCTCTAATTTAGATTTTGACCAAATAAAGACTTCTATTAAAGACTATCTCCGCGCAAATTCTAATTTCACGGATTTTGACTTTGAGGGGTCTAATTTTTCTATACTTATCGATACTTTAGCATATAATACCTATATTACCGCATTTAATGCAAATATGATTGCCAATGAATCTTTTTTAGATTCGGCAACCATTAGAGACAACGTTGTATCTCTGGCAAGAACTATTGGGTATGTCCCTAGATCTAGACTTTCAGCTACTGCCAATGTTTCCTTTAGCATATTTACAACAAATATCACTCCAACACTAACCTTGCAGTCTGGGTTAGTATGTGTATCAAATATAGAGTCTACAAGTTATATTTTTTCAATTCCAGAAAATATTTCAACTACAGTAGTTGATGGAATTGCATCTTTTAATAATGTTATACTTTATCAGGGGTCTTTACTTACAAGAGAATTTACTGTAAATGGATCGCTAGATCAAAGATTTATACTCGACAATGAAGGTATCGATACATCAACAATTTCAGTATATGTTAAAGGATCAAGTGATTCTGGAATTGGTAAAAAATATTCACTAGTTGATAATATTATTAACATAAATAAAAATTCGGAAATATATCTTCTTCAGGAAATACCAGATGAAAGATATGAACTTTTATTTGGTGATGGATTGTTTGGTAAAAAATTAGAGAACGAATCAATAATTACCGTATCATACATACAAACTAATGGAAAATTTGGAAATGGTGTTTCTAATTTTTCATATCAAGGAACAGTTAGAAATGCCTTTGGTAACTTAATAAGACCAACTAATCGCGTCAGTATTGCCACAAATAGTCCGGCAAGTAATGGTGATGAAATAGAATCTATAAACTCTATTAAATATTTTGCGCCTAGGTTATATTCCTCACAGTATAGAGCAGTAACATCTAGAGATTATGAGGCAATAATATCTAATCAAATTTATCCTAATACCGAGTCAATATCAGTAATTGGTGGAGAGGAATTAGATCCACCTGAGTTTGGAACTGTTGTTATTAGTATAAAACCAAAAAATGGAGTATCTGTATCTCAATTTGATAAAGAAAAAATACTATTGGCTTTAAAAAAATACAGTATGGCAGGAATTAACGCCAGAATTGTTGACTTGAAAATTCTTTATATTGAAATCGATTCTTCAATTTATTATAATAATAATCAGGTTTCTAGTATTGAAGGATTGAAAACTAGTGTTATAAATTCATTAAATACTTATTCAAATTCTATAGAACTTAATAAATTTGGGGGGAGATTTAAATATAGTAAAATTTTATCAATTATAGACAATACAGACAGATCTATTACCTCAAATATAACTAAAGTTAAAATTAGAAGAAATTTACAATCTTTAATAAATCAATTTTCTCAATACGAATTGTGTTATGGAAATAGGTTCCATGTGAATGTAAGTGGATATAATATTAAATCTACTGGATTTAATGTACAAATTTCACAACCAGGAAATAATACATTAGAAGTTGAAAATTGCTACTTTACGGATAAACCAAATTCTGATTTAAAATCCGGAGTAATTTCAGTAGTTAAATCTTCTATTACTGCTGGAGAACCTCCACTAGTAATTATTCCATCATCTGGAACTGTTGACTATGAAAAGGGTGAAATTATTATTAATACAATTTATTTCACATCCACTGAAAAAGTTGATAATACTATTGAAATAGAGGCATATCCAGAATCAAATGATGTACTGGGATTAAAAGATTTATATTTAGTTTTTGATATGTCTAAGAGTTCAATAAATATGGTAAGAGATGTAATATCATCAGGAGATGATATTTCTGGAGTAGTTTTCTCGAAAGATTCTTTCAGATCAAGTTATTCAAATGGAAGCTTAGAGAGGTTATAAAAAATGTCAATTGAATTTACAAATAAGATAAAAATTTATCAAATTATTGAAAGTCAACTTCCACAATTTATACGTGATGATGTAACAACTTTACAGCAAAGAGAAATATCTATATCTGGTTCCGGAGTTTATACTAGATCTGGAAAGTCTGTAACTATTACATCACAAAACCACGGTCTACAAGAAACTAATAGATTAAAATTACAGTATATTAGTGGATCGGGTACAGATGGATTCTATAGTGTTAGGAATGTAGTTGATAATAATACTTTTATAGTAGATGATGAGGTATCAGGAAAAACTAGTGGAACCGTAAATTATGAGCAATATGCAACAGTAATTGGATTAGAACCATCAACAATTCAAAATATTCCCGGCAGTTATGCTAAATTTATAGAATTTCTAAAACAATATTATATTTCGCAAGAATACCAAAGTGGTCCCGTAGATTTAATAGATAATTTAGACCAATATTTAAAACTGGATAATTTAATTCCGGAAGTTATTGTAGGGGTAACAACTACTACATCCAATATTCAAGCATCTTCCACTGTAATAAATGTTGAAAGTACAAAAGGATTTCCAGATTACTATGGATTATTGAAAATTGATGATGAAATAATTACATATACCTCAAAAACTGCAATTTCATTTTTAGGATGCATTAGAGGGTTTAGTGGGATATTAAATTATAGTGATGAACTGAACCCTGAGGAATTAGTATTTTCAAATTCAGAGTCTTCTTCGCATTCTTCAGATTCTCAAGTAGAAAATTTAAGTGTAAAGTTTTTACAGGAATTTTATAAAAAAATAAAGTATTCTTTAGTTCCTGGATTGGAAGATTTAAACTTTATTCCCCAATTAAATGTTGGAAATTTTATAAAAGAAGCAAGATCTCTATATGAAAGTAAAGGAACTGAAGAATCCTTTAAAATACTTTTTAAGATTTTATATGGAGTAGAACCAAAAGTAATAGATTTGGAGCAATATTTAATTAAATCTTCGGATGCTAAATTTGTAAGAAGAGAGGTTTCTGTAGCAGAAAGAATTACGGGAAATCCGTCATCATTAATAGGACAAGTTATATTTAAAAACGGAGATCCTACTACTTCAGCATCTGTGTCTGAAGTTCAGACCATAACAAAAAATGGAAAAACTTATTATAAATTATATTTATTCGTTGGTTACGATGATGTTAGCTCATCCATAATTGGAAACTTTAATATAACACCAAGTACGAAGGTTTCGAAGAATACTAGTGTTGATACTACATCTTCATCAACTATAACTGTAGATTCTACAGTTGGATTTCCAAAATCTGGATTTTTTTACTATGACCAAAAAAAGATTTATTATCTAGAAAAAAGTATAAACCAGTTTTTTGGATGCTACACTGATTATTCGAGTCAGATAGATATTGAAAAAACAAAAAATATTACAACTTCAGAAACATACTATGGTTATGAAGATGGGGATACTACTAAAAAAGTAGATTTGAGGTTGACTGGAGTTCTATCAGACATTACATTTAGTAATAATGTAGATTCTTTAGATATTTTTAATTATATTGATGGAGATGAAGTTTTCGTAAGGAATTTGGGAGAGGTTATTGAAAATCCCAATCCGGAAAATGGAATAACATATAAACAAGTAATAGCGAATAGTTGGATATACAATACTAATTGCAGATTTCAAGTAGATTCTAACACTTTCAGTGGAAATCAATTTAATATTTTTAGTATACCAGATAAATCTAATTTAAAAATTGGAGATAAAATTGAATTTTTATTTAAAGGAACTGAATTAGTTATTCCCGAATTTGAATCTGTTACAATAACCTCAAAAAATAATAATTTAATAGTTGTAAATAAAAATGTTAGTGGATTATCAACTTACAATGTAGATTTAAGAAGAATTCAAAATACTGCATCTAGTTTATCTCCTATCAAGTATGGAAATAATCAAATTTTATCAGATGTTCTAAATGTTTATAGTGATAATAACGACTTTTTATACGTTGCATCAAATTCTTTACCTTCATATGATATCAACGTCGATTTGTATAGTTATCAACCATTAGAAATTTTACAGTCTAGTTATAATCCAGAAACTGAAAAATATTCGGTTATTAAATTTAATGAAATACTATCATTTCTTACTGGAGATGAAATATATTATACCTTTACTAATGAACCAATAAAAGGATTGGAGGAAAGGGAATATTATGTAGAAGTTTCTCAGGATAAATCTAAAATTAAACTGTACTCTTCAAAATCTTTAATTGGAACTACTAATTTTATTGAATTTGGTGATGCTAATGAATCTATAGTAAATGTAGAACATAATTTTGTATTATTTTCTCAAAAAGATTTATTAATATCACCACAAAAAACACTTAGAAAATTTAAAATAAACCCAGATCCAGGAGACCAGTATCAAAACCCGGTCATTTCCGGTCCAGTTGGTATGCTTGTAAATGGCGTTGAAATACTTAGTTATCAAACTAATGATAAAATTTACTATGGACCAATTGAAAGTATTAGTATATTAAACTCAGGAACAGATTATGATGTAATTAATCCTCCTTTAGTTCAGTTTTCTTACGGTAATGCAAAAATACAACCTGTTATAAGTGGTAAGGTTCAAAAAATACTAATTGATCCTTTAAATTTTGATGTTGGAACTAATGTATCAGTATCAATTACCGGAGGTAATGGTACTGGAGCTGAATTCGAACCTATAGTTGCACCATTCCAGAGAGAAATAGATTTCGATGCTAGACCAATATCAAGCGGTGGAGGATTAGATTTTAGCGAAGAAACTATCAGTTTTAATACAAACCATAATTTAGTTGATGGGCAACAAATTTTCTATGATAGTAATGGAAATAATGAAATTGGAATAGGATCTTATAAAGGATTTAACATAGACTCTGGACTATTTTTAGTAAGCAAGGGATCATATTTTGCAAAGATTATCAATAGTGTAACAATTCAATTACACCCAACTTTTTCAGATTTTTCTTCTGGTATCAATACAATTGGAATAACATCTATAGGAAATTCTGGAATTCATAAATTCAAAACAGAACAAACTAATACTTTAAAGGAAGTTCAGATAGTAAATGGGGGAATGAATTATACTAATAGAAAATTATTAGTAAATCCATCCGGAATTTCAACGCAAAGCTATACAATTAATTTTATTAACCACGGATTTAATAATGGAGATTTAGTGGAGTATAAGTATGAAAATATTGGCATTTTAACGGCATATCCAATTTCTGGATTATCTACTACAAAAAATTATAATATTTTAAAAATTGACAGTAACTCTTTCAGAATATGTGATGCTGGAATAGGTGGAACAGATAATTCAAATTATTTAAAACAAAAGTATGTTAAGTTTGATAATACTGGTCAGGGATATCAAGTATTTAAATTTCCCGATATTTCTGTAAATATTTCATATTCAATTCCCGGAATTGGTACTACATCTTCTTTTAGTTCTATAATATCTACTCCTGTAGTTAGGGGTAGTATAATTGATGCATATGTATATGAAAATGGGGTAGGTTATGGATCTACAATTTTAAATCTAAAATCTGTTCCGGCAGTACAGATAATAAATGGAAATTCTGCACAATTGAACCCAATAATATTTGATGGAAAAATTATTGATGTTCAGGTTCAATATGGTGGAGTTAATTATTATTCAGTCCCTACAATAAAAACTATAGGCAAGGGTACTGGTGCGGAATTTAGACCAATAATTCAAAATAAAAAAATTGTTGATATTATAGTTATAAATTCTGGATCGGGATATGAGAATGATACTATTATTTTTGTCGAATCTTCGGGAAAAAATGCAAAATTTAATGTAAATATAAGAGAATTATCAGTAAATAACGCATACAAACTCGGAAAATTTGAAATTTCTACACCTGGAAATTTTTATAGAAAAACATCAAGTGAAGTAGCCGTAGAATCACCAAATGGCACATTGCAATATTCGGTAATTCAATATTCAGATTTCTTAATGGGGGAATTTAATGATAATGGATTATCACATTCTCCAATTATTGGATGGGCATATGACGGAAATCCAATATATGGACCATATGGATATTCAACTCCGGATAATACTTCTACCGTTAAACTTCTTCAATCGGGATATTCTCTCAATCCAGTCCTAGTAGAAAATAGACCGAGTGGATTTGATAGTGGATTTTTTATAGATGATTATATTTTTACTGGTAACGGAGATTTAGATATTTACAATGGAAGATTTTGCAAGACACCAGAATTTCCTCAAGGAACTTATGCATATTTTTCTTCTGTTGGATTTGATAGTTTTGGATTAGGAACAATAATAGGGAAATTTCCATATTTTATAGGAAAATATTACAGATCAAATTTTAATCAATTAGAAAATTTATTGTTAGATCATGATTTTGATTTTAATTCCTCAAATTTAATAAGAAATACTTTACCTTATGCAGTAAATGATCCTTATGCAGGAAATGATTTTATTGTCGAATCTAATGAAATTTTAAGTCAAAAATTGATAATTGAATCCGTAAATCCTGGATCTTTAACTGGATTTAATATAATTAGTTCTGGTGATGAATATAAAGTAAATGATACTGTAGATTTTTATGAAACCGAAACATTTGAAAGTAATATTCTTGCTAAAGTTTCCAAATTAAAAGGTAAAAATATTTTAAATTTATCGACTACTCAAAATAAGTATCAAAATTCTACCTTAATCTGGCAAAATTCTGATAAAATAACCGTAAATATACTTCCATATCACGAACTAGAAAATAATGATAGGGTAGTTATAAGTGGATTATCTACAAATTTATCTTTCTTTAAAAATGAATATAAGATTGGAGTTTCTACATACACTTCATTTTTATCCAAGAGTATAGGAGATTCTACAGTAACTGGTATTGTTACAAATTTAGCATTATCTAATATTCCAACAAAAATTTCCATAGGAAGTAGTATAAAAATTAATAGTGAAATTTTATCGGTTTTGGAAGTATATGAAAATTTAAGTGTAATAAAAGTTTTAAGGAATTCTACTGGAACCTCTCACACTGAGTCTTCGCAAATATATTTCATTCCAAATTCATTTACCATAAAGGAATCTTCTGAATTTTTTGATTCAAAATCTAATGATTTAGTTTACTTTAATCCTACAACTTCGGTAGGAGTAGGTACTACTCCTGGAGTATCTGTTGGATTATCATATTATATTGATAATGTTCTTATCCAGACATCAGTTCCAACCCAAGGAATATATTTACCTAAACATTCATTCACAACTAACCAAAAAGTTATTTTAAGAAAACCAAGCTCAACTTCAGCACTGTCTGCTAGAAATACTCCTGGTGGAGCTTCGTTTAATATACCACAATCTGGGGATAGTCAAGTAGTATATGTGATTAATCAATCTCAAGATTATATTGGTATAGTTACTAATGTTGGACTAACTACATCATCTAAGGGAGTATATTTTGTTTCTTCTGGTTCAAATAATGATTTATATTCTATTGAATCTGAATTTATTCAAGAGAAATGTACAGTTGAAAGATTTAAAGTTTCCGTAGTTACAGAAACTCCTCACGAGTTATCGGATAATGATCTAATTACCCTATCAGTAAATCCTAATGTCAGCGTAGGTGCAAGTACAATTTCAATTAGATATAATCAAAAAAATAATCTTCTTTTAACTAATAAAAAATCTATTAGTAACTCTGGAATAAACACTTCCGAAAATTCAATTAGTTTATCTTTACATAAGTTTATAACCGGAGATAAGGTTTATTATGAATCCACAAATACAGTCGCTAGTGGATTAAGCACTGGATCATATTTTATTTTAAAGATAGATGACGATAAGTTTAAACTATCAGAAACCTATTTTGATTTAATTTCTAATCCACCTGTGACGGTAAGTATTAATAGTATCGGAGGAACCGGACAAAGTTTAAGTAAATTAAATCCAAAAATTGCAGTTATTAAAAATAATGATTTAATATTTGATTTATCAGATACTTCTTTGGTAGGTTTAGACTTAAAATTATTTTACGATCCTCAACTTACTAAGGAATTTACTTCAGTATCAACTGATGGAAGTTTTAATTTAATTGGAATTGGGACAGTAGGTATTTCATCTACTTCAAATTTGACTTTAAAATATTCAAATACCTTGCCAGAAAAATTATATTATGGACTAGAAAAATTAGGAGTTATGATTGCTCCTGATGAGGAAGTTAAAGATTATTCTGAAATAGTGTTTGTTAATAGTGAATTTTCCAGAGATTATACTGTATATAATACTTATGGAATAGGATCTACTGTCTTTAATATTTCGCTTACGAGGAAACCAGAGTTATTATCATATATTGAGTCTGAATGTGATATTTTAGAATATACAACAACTTCTAAAACCTCTAATGGTGGTGTCAGTGATATAAAAATATTTTCAAGTGGAAAAGGTTACAAATATGTTCCAGTATTTAATAAAATAGAAAGTGCTGGCGGTTTTGGGGCATATATGATTGCAGAATCAAAATCTATTGGAATTCCCAAACAAACTAGAATAGTTACTAATGGATTTGACTATCCATCAGATAAAACTCTTAGACCTGAGGCATCTTTACCTTCAGTAATTTCAGTAAAAGATTTTCAAACAATTACTAGTGTAAATATACTTGATGGGGGTAACAAATATTTAAGTACTCCCGATTTAATTTTATTAAATAAAGAAACTGGCAATGTTATTAATACCGGGTTATTGCGAGCTAATGTATCAGGATCGTCCATTACTTCGGTTGACATTGAAATTTCACCAAAAGGACTTCCAGAAACTCCGGTAGAAATTAAATCAATTAATAATAGTAATGGAATATCCATAAATCAGGTACAATATTCGAATAGTGGGATTGTAAGTTGTATTCTTAATACACCCATTTCAGGATTTAATCAAGACCCTTTCAGTATTGGAGATAAAGTTTTTATTGAAGGGATTCAAAAGGATAGTCCTAGTGGGACAGGATTTAATTCTTCTGATTATAATTATCAGTTCTTTACCGTCACAAATTATGTTCTTAATTCTAATCCAGGAAAATTAGAGTTTAGTATTTCTGGACTAACAACAAATCCAGGAATAGCCAAAACAATCCAGGATTCTTTCGCTATAGCCATAAATTCTAATGACTATCCTATTTTAGAACCTGTGGTATCTCCAAGTATATTTTCGGTTGGGGAAAATATTTTTTCCGATAATGGATTTGGATTTCAAAAGAGAGATTTGGTGGTTAAAAATAGTAATGAATCTTTTATAAGGGCATACGGCACATATAAACTATCTGTTGGT